CTACTCTTCTTGATCTTATTTAGCACGTCATTCCAACCAGACCCAGCTCGCTGTAATACGGTCTTCGCTCCATCATAGCTTACACGAGGTGCAAAGTCGATGATGCGTTTTACAGTATTTTCAGATTCACAATGAGGGCATTTCTTTGTTGTTGGGGCATCACGTTCCGACATAGGATGCCGATCTTCCCATTGTGTATTACATGCGCTGCAACGGTAAGTGTATGTCATTTGCTCGGTAGAATATTTGGAAATGCCTTACGAACAACCGACGCCGTCAATGAAGGATACAGCTTATGAAGCTTTTTATCTTTCATGGCGATTAGAATTTCAGCATCCTTAGAGTATGCAATTTCAAGGATCTTGATGAACTGGGCCTCGCGGCGCATTCGTGTGTAACGATCTTTCTCGTCAAACCTTCCTTTACCTTTTACACAGTTGACTAAGAAACCAATCTGCTTGTGTAGCGGGGTTGGTTGAAGTCCAGGCACCGCAGTATCAGGTGTGTATGGAGGTGCTCCCTCTGGGAGATCGAAAATAACACCGGGATGAAATCCTCCTTGTAAAATTGTCTGAATTTCGAATGTATTGTTTTCCTGAAGAATGCGAACACGTTCATTGACATTTGTCGCTTGTTGAACGAGGTCAAATACCTCATGTGGTAGTTTACGATTTAATTTATGCATGGCTTATTTGATGAAAAATTCTTCAGCGCAGGCTATAAGCATATTGCATCGGTTGCTAATCAGATAGTTAAGCACCTTTGAGTTACCAACAACAGGCGCCTCATTGTATGTATTAATGATAACATCGCGTAAATCCGATGGAGTACATTCAAGATCAATTAGAGTGCGGTTGCGAACATAGTTACGATATGTATTTTCGCCAAGAACAGATTCAATAGTACCATTCTTATATGCAGCATACCAATCCTCGATTTTAGTCGAACGAACTGGAGTCTGACGCATGCCTTCAGTAACAAATACTTCGTCAGCTGAAAGAATGTTTGGGATGCCGTCACCACCGTCTCCTTTTATGATATGCTCAAAGAGGTAACGATGCGGATTCTTATCAGTTAGCAACTTCTTAGTCATAGGGCTGAACTGTTGAACATTGTCATAACGCTGCAGCTGAATGAAGTCCTTGTCAGCGCTAATAATCATAACTGGCTCATACTGACCAAACTCTTGAGTATTGGCAACAAGAGTGCCAATGATATCGTCCGCCTCTGCGCCATCAGTCTGAATGACTTTATAAGGAAGATGTGTAGAAATCTCGTCTTTAACCTTATTGAGGATACGAAAGATCTCAGTCCAATCAAGGGTCGACTCTTCTCGACCTTTGCGGCGCGAAGCTTTGTAGTAAGAGTAGTATGTCTTCCGCCAGGAACCCCCATCACATGCCAATACCATCTGACCATACTTGGCTCGGTACTTTACATTATACATTCTTAGAGTATTTAGGATCAGGTGGCGAATGAATGATTCTTCGATCTTGTCGTTCTTAACCTGAGAAAAGATACTCGCAATTGCGATTCCGCTGTAGTCAACTAAAATAGACATAATATTGTTTCTTTAGATTTAAATTATAACCAAAATTGGACGCAATGTAAATTACTTTTTCCAAAGATTTTTCAAATGACTGGCATTAATTCGACAGCCGATAAACTCGTTATAGAAATCATCCCTTAGCAGCACTTCTTTTGCAAATTGCCACTTTGCTTCAATGTACGATAGTTCACCCTTTGCTTTACAGAACTCAAGTATTTCACGACGGAAATCATCAGGTCGATCCTTAACCAGTAGCTTAACTGTTTCGCTACTACCGCAATACTTTTCCCAATCGCTTTGAATAATGTCAATACGTTTTCTCTTTTGACCTTTAAGCGGAGGACGTTTTCTTTTGGTGATTAGCAGCTTTTTACCAATGTACTTTTTACCGTTTGAGACATCTGTAATTTCATAGACGAATCCGATACAGCCTTCGGCAATTTTTAGTTCGGCGTTTTCCTTAACGAAGATAATGTTTTGATATGTCCATGGGCTCATACAATCTATTTATCATTGTATGAGTCATAGCCATCTTCTTCACCGCCATACTCGCGATGTACTCCACAAAAAGGACAATACTCAGGATATTGTTCATCTTCACAAATAGAGTCATCATCATCTTCAATGCTGTCTGAATAATAATCATCGGTGTCATCGTCCCACATGATTTCATAAACATTCTTACAGCATGCACATTTATTCTTCTCGATCATCTGCGGTTAATTCTTTTTTACGTTCAGCATAAACAAAGAAAGGCACAATAGGCCACATAACCAAAAGAGTAATCAAAATGAATATAAATGCCAAAGCTAATCCGATTATCATAAATGGCATCACGACCAATAATGCAACAGATTCAAATAATGGGCTTTTGATTGGAGTCGTTATATAGGAGTCTTCGTAATCTTTCATGATTCACATGTGCTACATGTTAAGATGCTACGCGCGAGTTCCTGTGCTGGATTTGCGCTGCGTTGATAGTATAAGCTTTTAATACCGTTTTCCCACGCATAGATCATTAATTCATTAACCTCTTTTGGTTTGACTTTCGGGCCAATCATAAGATTTAGACTCTGCCCTTGATCTATATATCGCTGACGTTGAACGGCTTGTGTAACAATTTCCTTCTGCGAGATTTCACCAAAGGTCTTAAACACTGCCTTTTCTTCGGGAGTCAAGAAGTCAAGATGTTGTACACTTCCACCATGAACAAGGATATCCTTCCACACTTCAGTGTTGTCGCGCTGCTTAGTCTTAAGCAGTTCAGCTAGGTATGGATTGCGATAAGTGAACTTTCCTTTTGCAAGATCCTTGACAAAGTAGTTACTGTTAAGCGGTTCAATCGACGGAGATACTTGACCGAGGATGAATGAACTTGAAGTTGTTGGAGCAATTGCAAGAGTGGTTGTATTGCGACGGCCATAACCCTTACATACTTCAGGCTCTCCATAGAGACCGGCCAATTCAGTCGTTGCAGCATCAGCGCGTTCACGAATAAATTTCCAGATGTCCATGTTAAGGAACTGTGCTTCCATTCCTTCAAACGGAATCATCTTTTTCTGTAGCAAGCTATGCCAACCCAATACGCCAACACCAAGAGCACGGTGGCGAATTGCAAACTTTCTTGGAGCTTCCATAAATGGAACGCCTTCGGTCTTGTTGATGAACTCCGTCATAACAGCGTCGAGGAAATAAACCAGTGTTTCAACTGCATCTGTCTTAGAAAACTCGTCCCACTTTTCAAGGTTCATCGAGCTAAGATCGCATACAAAGCTTTCATCCTTTGTAGTTGGAAGGAAGATCTCAGTACAAAGGTTACTTGCATGTATCTTCATGTCCTGCTGCTTGTAAACATCAGGCGCATTATTATTAGCGTTGTCGCTGAAGAATATGTATGGATACCCAGACTCAAAACGCTTCTTGATTACGAGTCCCCAAATCTTACGCTTGGAACTATCGCCATCGACCATTTCACGCATCCATTGATCACTGACCGTAACGCCAATAGACATGTCCTGGATTGAATTACCTTCTCCGCGGATCTTAAGGAACTCTTCAATATCAGGGTGGTCAATTGGTAGGTATGCTGCAAATGATCCACGACGAACGTTGCCTTGTGAAACAACGTTCATCAGCTTATCATACAGTTCCATAAAGTGAACACTTCCGGTTGACTGCCCGCCACTGCCGATTGGAGCACCGCGACCACGAAGCGCACCAAAGTATGCACTTGTACCACCGCCGCCTTTGGTCATCATGCTGATTTCCGCGAGCTTATATCCAGTGATAGCCTCAAGTGTATCTTCAATATAACTTCCAAAGCAACTGATAGGTAATCCCCGAGTGCGCGCGAAGTTAGACCAAATAGGACTAGACAACGAATAATATCCAAGAAGCATATACCGCTCGAACTTATCAGCAAATCCAGGGATTCCTAAAATCTTTTCGGCACCTTCAGCAATATCGCGAATCCGCACTTCAGCAGTTTCTCCCTCAAGAAGATAGCCACGACTTAAAAATTTGCGGCTATCTTTATTGAGCCAATAACAATTTGTTTCCATAATCAATTTATACACGTATTAGAACAGTTCCTGCTCATCAAAGCTTTGATTCTTCTTAGAATATTCGACGGGCTTCGAATGAAAAAAATCTGTCATGTTGTTGCCATGAATCTGTTCATAGAACCACGTGGTCTTACCGATCAGTTCATCATCAATCTCAAACGGTTTAGCAAAGCCAATTTCAGTAACAGAATCGTTGATGCGTTGCTTGATAAGTTCCTTTAGAATAGGAGCACTTAAATTTTCTTCATCAATGCCATTTACCATCCAATCAACAATCGTGCTTTCAGCGCGGTATGCATCAGTTAAAGCTTTCGAAATTCTTTCCTCAAGTTCAGCGTCAAACAATTCGGGATGTTCTTCACGAATAGTATTGATCAATTTAATTCCAACAAGAGCATGAATCGTTTCTTCATTACGTGTATACTTGACTTGCTGATCAGTGTGCTTAAGAACATTCTTGAATGTTCCAAACCAATTGATGACATAGAACTGACTAAAGAGCGATACGTTTTCAACGAGTAGCGTGAATAGTATCAAAGCATATAGGTATTGCTTCTTGGAGTCCTTGTAGAATCGATGAGTGTATTTACGTAAATACTTGACACGTCCTTGAATCCATTCAAGCTTGAGGTTTTCTTCAAACACATCTTCAAGATCAAGTACAGTTAGCAGACGTTCATATGCATTATTATGAATAACCTCGGTGTTAGCCATTACGTATCCAAGATCTTGTAAAGATGGATGTGGAAGGTTTTCTCCAAGCTTTGCCCAGAAGGTTTTAACCGCAACTTCAATCTGACCAATTGCCGAAAGAGTACGTACTACAATTTCGCGTTCCTGGTCATTGAGGATTGTTCGGAAATCATGGAGGTCAGGTTTGAATGTAAATTCTTTGTCAGTCCAAAATCCATTATGCATAGCCTCAATGAATTGTTCGGCCCATGAATAATGATTTGGTTTACGTGATACTTGTTCTTCGAAAATGCTATGATCCATATGATTTTTTTTACATAAAAACGGGCCACATTACGTAGCCCTTCTTGTTATAGTTTACTATATATCAGCAAAGGTCAAATGTAAATAATTTTATTCATTCACGGCACGTTTTCTAATGCTGCGCATTGCACCCGTTTCGCTGCACTGAAGTACGATGGTCTTTTTACCTTTGTTCTTCTTAGCATAATCAAAGATCTCCTTATGAGTGTCGTCAGTCAAATCTAAGTACTTAGACCAACGCTCAAATTTATTACGCCCGGTTTCAAACCTACGAAAGACATCGGGTTTTACACTAAAGAGTCTCCAGGTTGCGCCTGTCTTTGGATAGTCAGACGGCGGCATTGCTACGTTTGAGGTTGTCGTATCTTCGTTAGTCATTGGATTAGGTCAGCTTGGTTTACGTAAATGTATTGGTTAGTCTTTAAGTGGAGCACCTTATAGACTGGAGCTCCAAAGATATTTCCAGATGGCTTGGTGTCAGATTCAGCGAGTACTCGAGTATTTCGGAGAGCTAACATTTCACCGGTTTTTGGCAAAGGTAAGGTATGACGTAGTATATATGATCCTTCACGTAAATATCCATCATCGGTTTGATACCAAGTGCTCTCAAGCAAAAACGGGATGTGTACGTCTACATCTGTAATTTTATACAAAGCTTCCGATAGAGCCGAATTTGACAATCCGGTATGTTCCTTAATAAGAAACAACGCAGTAAGATAACTTGCAATTGTAGTCTTCCCAAATGGTAGTTTGTTTAACATACGCTTGACATTAAACACTAAACGATGGAAATAATTATAGACGCTCCTTTCATCAGAAGTCTCTGGCTTCTTTATGACCTTGCCTTTATCATCGATGATTCCTGCTTTATAAGCTCCAGTTTTTTCCCATGGAGTAGTAAGCAAACGCAAAAAGCGGAATGCATAAAAAGTATCAGTTGCTCTTGAAAGTAATCCCATATTGTTTTCGTGTTAGATTTGCTGCAGTCTACGCACAACGTACATGTCGCTAGGAATATTTATATGTTCCTCTATGTAAATGTAGTTTAGGTATAACAGGAAGGTTTTTAGCGCCGGCCAATATTCCTCAGGTATTTTGAAAAAACACATGCGGACACCTGCAGAGATCCCAAATGTATTATGGATGATAATGATATGATTTAATATCAAGCGTTCTTGGAGTTCACCTTTATCTTTGTACCGCTTTAAAAGTTTCTTAAGGTATTTGAATCTCGAAATATCCTCGTAAAATTCTTTTACGTCAATGCAACATGGATTAACATAATGCCGCGCCGCAAAGATTAGAAAAGTTTTATCGGTTAGTTCCATTCGGTTATTCAGTAATTTCAATTCTTAAAACTGTGGGTCCTGCCTTAAATAATCGATGATATGTTTCTTTAGGTACGGTTAGAACATCACCTTTCTTAAGTTCACGTGGTAATTGTTCGTCCATTTGGAATACCCAACCTTCACCTTCCAATACCTTAACCGCTCGGTCGTTTTTGTCACGATGCCAAACCAATTCATGACTATCGGTATTAGGTTCAAATTCTCGAACCCAAGTGTTGTTTGTTTTATTCCCGTCGCGATATGGTTGCATATTACCAAAAAAACGACCCTCCACCTTTTAGGCCAAGTTCCTTTGCGTATTTTGGGAGGCGGCACGACCAATAGCCAGGAGTAGTCTTATCATTTTTCTGATCACAATTATGTCGGGCCGCAAACGATTTGCGAGCAGCAGGATCATCGATCTTTGCGGTCAATCCAGTTGTGTCACCAAACTGAACTTTGATGATGTTACCCTTTTCATTCTTAACATAAACGTAGAACTTCTTAGCGCCACCACGCTTTGGAGAATTTAGTTCTACATCCTTGTCATCTTCTTCAATCAACGGATGGTCAAGTGGAACTTCAATTCCTTCGTATGTTGCTAACTGACCAATATCGCTTTCCATAAGCATACGATCAAACTCAGATAGAGTATCAACCGAATCTACGTTTTGTCGAGCATACTCAAACAGCGCATAATAGTTTGGAGTGTGGGCGCGGAAAACGTTTTGTGCTAATGGAATATCGTTGATGATGTGATACTCAAGCGCCTTTGGGATTGTAGAATTTTCTACATATGTTTTAAATGATTCCATATTATAATATACTATTCCAATTTAGTGTGCCATAAACATTGCCGCCGCCAGTGCTTAAGTGGCGGACTCCTAATGTAAATGTATCAGAAGCACCACCGATCGTTCTGCCTAATTGCTGTTCAAATGCATATTGTAAATTTTCATTAATTATTTGACGAGATTGATTGCTACTTTCAAATAGTCCACTTTCTTCAACAATCCCGCCTGTCATTGATGTTGCGCTTATATTGTATTCTAATACTGAGCCACTACCAGTATGCGTTGTCCAACTTCCTCCAGTAATAGAAGCGTTTCGTATAAGAGCATATTCATAAATGATTCCATTTCCAGTGCCAAGAATATGAACTTGTGAAGGGAGGACTATAGAGTCAGTATATCCACTTTTCAAACGAAGCGATACAACCGGAGCATATCCATTTGCAACTGACGTACTTGCGATAGCAGTAGTTCTTGTTGCAGCCCACTGTTTTGTAATTGGTTCATATCCACCTTCGGATATTACCGACGAGCAAACCTGCTTCATTGTGGTTGAGCCTGATGTTGCGGCTAAGTTTTCAATTTCATAACGAATAGGCAAACATGCCGTTGACATATATGTCGTTGTTCGGACGTTATCATTGTGGAATGTATGAGCTACAATTAAATGACCATCTACGACAAATCCGCAACGAACATCGCCTACGCCCAACCATTCAATATCCATCCAAAATATCTGAGCTTTACTAAAATCAATTGTGCGGCCGCTATAACCCGTCCCATCAAACTTATCGCCATTCCATTCAGTGCGTGCCGCAGTTAGCGTAGTATTAAGGCTGCGACTACGAATTTTTAATGAAACGGTTTCACCATCAGCTTCAAGAAATATACCATCATCATTTCCAAAATAGCCAACACGTTGACGTACGTTTGCCTTAAGAGTTCCTAAACAAAAACTAGCAAGAATTAGCAAACTTTTTCCAGGCTGATACGGCATTACTCGACGTGTTTCACGAATAACCTTACTACCTGACTCGTTGGTCACCGCAAGCGCCATTACGTTTTCGGTTGTCACATGCGTGGCAGAGCCATTAGTTGCTGTTAGCGTATCCCACTTGCCATTATCACCATAGCGATACTGACTGTCGAATATAGTAAATGGCGAGCTGGTTCGTAGGCGACCAAATGCATCCGTTAAAGATCCGCCAGGTGTTAATTGGTCGGCCAACATGTGGACCTCATAGCGCGCGCGTTCGCGCGTTAATGTTTTAGGTCCTGATAAGTATTGAGTAGGCATATTTTTGTTTTAGTTACATTTGCGAATCATATCGGCTTCTTCATTACGACGGCGTAGTAAACCATCAAGCCCTTTACCAACCCATAGACGCTTCATAGAAATAATTTGGTCAGCAATGTACCCATAAATGTTTGCGGTTTGAATTTCTCCTTTAATTGCTTTCGAGATATTTAGCATCTCGACACGACTGCTTCCACTAAGAGATCCGCCTCGGTTAAACACCAAGGATACCAATGCGCCAAATGCGTCGCTGTGTAGTTTATTTGCGCCTGGGAATGCGCGAAGAGTTTCTTTAATAAAACGTGGAACGGTATTTTTCTTG